CCCGTGTCGGGCGTTTTGGCTGCTTCATGATCGCTCCCCCTCCTACGCCGTCCGTCTTGGCATCCAGGCTTCTACGTAGCGAAGTACCTGCTGCAGCTCGGTCCGACGTACATCCCGATAGCTGGCTACTGCCCAACGGTCTTTAATCTCCCGATGTAGTTGGCGGAACAGTTCACGGCGCCGTTGCGGATCACTCTCGACCTCATACACCCGGCGGGAAATTGCCTTCTGCAGCGTCCGCTGCTCTCCGTGGTCAATGGTGATCTGCTCGTCGACTTTCTGCTCTAGCTCCATCAGCTTCTGGCTGTGGGTATGGGTGATGGACTTAACCTCCTCCATCTCCTCCGCCAATTCTGCCGTCAGCTTGAGGGATTGAATCAGCGCCTGACGTTCGCTGAGGGGGACGACCTTGTTTTGATCGACAGCGTATGCTCCGGTCTTCCGGATAGTAGGGATAACATCGTCAAAAATCCATCTCTCAAAACGTTCCGCCTTTTCTTTGATCGCTTGGTTCTTACTTTGATCAGCAGCTTTCACGATGAGACGATAGATATCTCCTTCTGGAATGACCTTGACTTCTTGCTCCCCGCCATCTGTAAGGACACGGTAAGTTACCGCCCCCTTGCAGTGAGTAGTAACTGCTTCATATGGCCTTGCATACCCTAAAGACTTAGCCACATCGTTGCCAACAGCGTGCATCTTCCCGTCAACCTCTACCATGCGAATTTGTCCAAATTCATGATTGTGAAAGACTTGGAGCTGCTTCAAAGTGTCATCTCCTCTCGCTTATCCATGTGCACGAATCGTTCATCGCACCGCGTCGGCCTATCCCCCGGCCTTTTTTGAACGATGCAGGTCACGAAGCATTTCAGCCAATTCTGGGTCGTCTGCCACTGTTCGTGTTTCCTGTTGTTGCTTGATCGCCCCGGACCTTTCTTGCTCTTGCTGCCACTGAACGGATGCCGGTAGCTTGTCCATGAGCACAACGTTCCCGCGGTGACCACGCGACCGAGAACGTCTTTTCCCCTCATGTTCACGAAGTGCCTGGACGTTGTGTATCTTCTTGGCATTCCAATCCCGCAGAATTTCAAGTGCATATGCGACGCTTTTCTTCTCCGAACGCTTTAGGGCTTCTCGAATTAACTCTGGCTCCATCATGCCGAGAAAAGATTCCAACTCATCGATGTCCCGCACGCCCCTACACTTGATTTCAAGCTCATTAATCATAGGGAGGAAATTTTCGCGCGCGGGCGCATAGAGAGCATTATCTGTTTCTGTTTGGTTTAAGTCTTGTTTAGGTTTAAATAATGTTCCCCCACCGTGTACCTCTCTGTGCTCCGCTTGTATCCCCATGTGTATCCCCTCGCGTGTACCCGGCTGTTTCCCCTTTTGAACAATCGGGAAATAATTAATGGAGTATTTCCCTGCTTGATTGACTCGTTGAGACTTTTTGTAGTTGATAAGACCGATGCTGATGAGCAACTGTCGAGCATTCTCAAACTCCTTCTTGCTCAACCCGGCGTAGGATTGTAGCACCGCATTTGGAACAGTAAATTCCTGCGGCCACCCAGCCTTATTGCAAACAGCCATCAGTTCGTACCATAATGCAATTGCGCTGGCAGGCAGCGGGTTCACTTCCTTCCATCTGCTGAACGCTACGATCTGTTCCAGGTAGTTCATCATCGTATCTCCTTAATGACCATGTCTTTTTTACCTTGATTACATTCCCAACATGCTGTTACGAGATTATCCATGCTGTCCGTACCACCCTTAGACTTCGGAAACACATGGTCGACTTCCAATTTCACGCCATCTTCGCTTGGGCTACGACCGCAGTAAACACATCTGAAACCATCTCTTGCAAGAACCTTAAATCTTAAAGTTAAACCCTTGCTGCTTTTCGGTTCAGGTAGGTCTTCTTCTTTCACTTTTTTAATGCAGCCCAAGCAATAGAAGAAGGTGGTCTTCCCAAAAGGATCGATAAAATACACATCCTTCTCGGCTTTGCATCTCTCACACTCGATACCTTTTACAGCAGGCTCCAAAACTTCTTGCAATTCTTCGTCAGATGCGTTTTTTACCCACTCCCTAAATGCACGGATGTAGTTCATCCCCTCACCTCACCCTCAACACTGATTGGTGGGATGCCGGTCAGTAGCCGGCATCCGTTCATTTGATATGGTCAAAGATTGATGCATCGCCCGACGGTTTCTCAGGAATCTTTTCCTCTTCCTCGGCTACGGACTGCTCGTCGACCGGAATCGTCTCGGCGCTTACACCAGATATGTCAATTGCTTCGCTGTACACGCTTACTGGTTCGCTAACAACATCCTTCCGTACCACTTCATCCTGTCCGGCCTGCTGTTGGATTTCGATGCTGATCGGCAGGTACTTCCACATGTGCCGGATGACCGTTTTCTTGGCCATCTCCTCATAATCCGTTACCCAGGGACCATTGTTGGCTGCTTTGGAGCGTTTGCGTCTCTTCTCGATCTCTTCTTTGTCCATCACTTCGAACTGGTATCCGCCGTCTTTGAAGTGAGCCACAGCGTATACGTATTTCATTTCACCGCGTCTTCCGGTCGCTGGTTTATGGTGCAACTTTGGATGTAGACCTAACTCGTAATCAAACTCATCCGCCTCATATACGCAGTGAGCATAGATGCTTTCGATGTTGCCGCTGCGCCGGGCCAGGTCGATCATGCCCTTGTACCCGATGATGAATTGGACATCCATCTGTCCGGTTTTTCCGTTTTTGAACGGCACCAGGTAGCAGTGTCCGATAAGGCCAGGCTCCAATCCGAGTTGTGCAGCCTGCATTACTGCACCGAGAAGAGACGGGATAGAGCACTGGAGCAGCATCGGATTCGTGCGGATGGTTGTCAGCGCAATGCGTGCCATGCGATCAGCGTTCATGTGTGACGGCAATGCCCTTTCGATTTCCGGGCCCATTTTCTTGAGATATGCAGCAATTGTTTGCTCGGGTGAGGCCGGCTGTTGTGCCGACTGGCTTACCCGATTAGCCAACTGATTTTTGACGTCTTGATTAGTCGCCATGTATATCCTCCTTCCTACACTGCTTTCACGCTGAAACGGCGCGAGACAGAAGGTTTCAGGTACTTCTGATAGATGTCAGGGTGATCTGTTGCCAGCGCTTTGCTGTCGATCCGGTTTGAAGTTACTGTCTTCCAGGTGACGATGTGACGGCTGGCAATCCCGGTTTCAAACTCCCCAAGCATGGCTTTCAAGCGGTTCTCCAGCTCTGTTACCCGTTCTTCTGCCGCTTTGGCTTGCTGCTTAGCCTCTTCCAACTGTACGATCAGATCGTCGGCCTCCAGCGGAAGTTCCGTTTCGCTTTCCGGTTCCCCGGTGGGGTACATGCTTTTCAGTAAGTTGGTGGACGCTTCTGAACCGTCCATCATCGGCGGCACCTGCGGTACGACGTGATTGTTCCAGAAGTCAGATTCAATCTGGATGATCTGCTGGATCAGCTCGTCGTCCCGCTCGATCTTCTTGTACATGAACTTGTTGCCACCGATCAGTACCGCGATCCACCAGGCATCGTACCCGGTTACCGCCATATAATGCTGGCACTGGAGGAGGTACGGCGCCGGCACTTCTTCGCCTTCCCATTCGGATTTGAGGTATTCGCTGGCCGTCTTACACTCCAGGCCGGCTTTTTGCCCGACGATCAGCCGGTCGACGTTGGCGATCATGAACGGGTAATCCGGGTGCTGCAGGATTTGATTGCAGCGTCTCACTTTCAAACCGGTTCGCAGACTGAACTCTTCAGCTACGAGGGCTTCTTGTTTTGTTCCCCAGTAGGCCGCCTCGCTCTGCGCTTCTTCCAAAGGAGCTTGTCCCGTTTTTTCAAGCCACACCTGAACAGGTGACTTCCATTTGCTCAGGCCGGCAATTGCTGCAGCATCGCTGCCGCCGATGCCTTTGGTACGGAGTTTCAGCCAAATCTCACGGTCCATGTCTTTCGTTGATGCGATGGCAACCGCCATGGTATCCCTCCTCTTGATTTTTAGAGGTGAACACGCTATGCTTGATTTAGCGAATCTTGCATAGCGTTTCACCGAGACTCAGCGTGGCTGCGCTGGGTCTTATTCGTTTTCTTCTTCGATTTCAAGCAATTTCTCTTCGGCGTCCTCAAGATCACCAATGATTTCGTCCAAAACGCTTTCTCGAAAATCAGCAAACTCACGCAGAATTTCTGGCGTTGTCATTCGCCTGTCATCCGTTTCATTTCGGAACCGCTCAAGTTTTTCACGGATTCCTTCTAAAGTGTTGCGAACGTCCTCGATTGTCGGCATGTTCTCCCCCCCCTCTCCTTGCGATAACGAAGCCACCTACGCTGACTCCTTCGCTTTCGGTTTGCCTTCATACAGGAACGGACGAAGCAGTTCAATTACTTCCCCAACCTGTTCCGGATCTTTTGAGCAGACTTGCTCAAGGATCATCGTCATGACTTCGCGGTGTTCTGGAATCCAAGGCGTAGACACCGTAACAGCGCTGATGAAGTAGGTTCCTGGATCGCAGTCGTTTGACAGAATCTCCATCACAATGTCGCCGTAATACTCATCTTCGTCCCGGTCTTCCGAGTAAACGAAAATGAAAACTTTAATGGCTTCGTCATGTGGTCTGATTTCAAACCAGCCTTTGCGCTCTTCCAACTCAACTCCCCCCCTTCCGTTATCACGAGGCCGCCGGCAGCCCTTCCCGCACTGCCAGCAGTTGCAACCCTCTGTTGCCCACTCTTGACCTCGCTATGTAGTGGAGGTCTCGACCTCCGTGGAAGCATCGACCGATGGGATAACTGCTGCACATATTTTTTGTCGATGCCCCCACGCAGGCCGAAGCCTGCGTTACTTCCCAAACGAAGATTCACGAATGCACATTTCTCCAAGCAAACTCTGCAATACGTGGAAATGATCGAAGCTTGCATCCATTCTTTGCTTGATTTCTTCTTTAAGGTCAAACCACATGGAACGGTATTTTTCGGCTTCCGCCTCAGCCGCCACCGCCCGATTGATCCAGTGTGGCAGGACTTCGCGGGATTCGGCCATGAATTTTGCAGTTTCAGGACGCTTAATACGGACAGCATCATAGCCATACTCGAAGATTTCCTCGCCCGGTACAGTTGCCTCCACCCAATCGTCTGCAAGATGAAGAACGAGGTCGTAAACACAGTCTCCGTTACCATGTTCATGGGTTTTGTGGCATTGACCACCGCGAATACCTGTAAACCACGGCCCCGGCGTCGCCGCCTCACACATCGCCAGATCGGCAGCGGCGTCGCGTTTTATTTCCGACATCTGCACAACCTCCTCGCCTGCTCTCTTACACCGTCCCGGAACTCCTCCGGCGCCATAGTTGCTTTCATGTCCACCAGGTGCTCCAGTTCCTCGATTACGTCCCGAACCGTCCATTCCAGGTCGTCACGGTCATCGTCGAACGCGATTGGATGCAGCAGCCGCTGTCTGGACGCCTCCGTTCGCTCGACGTATTGCGGGAAATCAAGCAGTTGCTCGGG